GGCGTTTTGGCAGTTATGTCTAAGGTTCGAGAAGATCCTTCCAGAGAGCTGTGCCAAGCCATTCTTTTTTCAAAAGCCAAAATGTGGGATCAGAACAGCATCCGCGACTGGTTGAGCCTTCACCCAGACTACATCAAACCTGCAGTTGTTGTCGAAAAGGCAGAGCCTTCTAAAGAGAGTGAACGAGAAATGAGAGAAAAAGTTGAAAATGCTCCACAAGAGCCACCTAAAACTGAGAACCCGAAGGAACAGATTGAAGAGAAAAAACAGCCAGAAGAACAGCAGCAAAGCATTGCTGAGAAGCTTTTGAAGAAACCCGAAACAAAAGAGCCTATGATCTCCGTAAAAGAAGCTAAAGCCCTAATTGAAGCTGTTTTGCCAAGCTCCATGGTTGAACGAAGCTGGACCCTAGGTCCTCAAAGACTCTGTCAAGAACTGCGCGGAATCATCCGCAACCTTGAATCAAGGTCAAATGAGGTGACAAACGGGAGTAGGCAAGGCTGAACTTGCTGAAACCGAACGAAAAGGAGAGTGATGTGTTTTGGCTGACGTTTCAGGCAAAACGTGGATGGCAATAGGTGAAACAGACGACCCAAATGCTGTCATAGAACGGTTTGAAGCTGCAGCAGCAATTACCAAAGGCGACTCCGTCTATCTCAGCGCAGACGACAAAGTAAGCCCCGCAACATCCGCTCAAGACTGCATTGGTATCGCAGTGCAATCTGTTGCTTCTGGAGCCATGTGCCCCGTTCTAATTCGTGGAAGAATCAAGGTTAAAGCTGGTGGCGCAATAACCCGTGGCAAAGCAGTCTACGGAGCAGACGCAAGCAAAAGAGTCGTAGCCTTAGCTGATATCAATGAGGGCGGAAGCTCAACGATTTCTTGGACCAGAAAACTCGGATGGGCTCTCGAAACCACAACAGCAGCAGACGATCTGCTCTTCATCTTCGTGGAGAAGTGACAAGCATGAAGCCTAAACTTTTCGAAAGCCTCACGCAAAAAGACGGCGAAGTCAAAGAATTCTACGAGAACGTAAAAGGCAGAGCACCAACGCACCCGTTCTTCAAACGCTATGCCGAAGTTGGAATCAAAGAAGGCTTGTTCAGCGACATGAGTGGCGCACTAGGCAAGATGCATGACACGCTCGTAGAAGCCGCCTATCCAGAGATGATAGGCAGAAACATCATCAACATCAAACCAACAACCGAACCTCTAGAACGTTTCCCACTTGACGAAAAAGCTGTAGCCTACCTCTATGCAGAAGCCTCAATAGCAAGACTAGCTGGCAAGAAAATAAGCACCATCGACATTCAAACCAACACTTTCGCAGACGCTTCAGAAGAATGGACACGCGAATTCGCAGAAGACGCCACATGGAACGTAATGGACAACATGGTTGAAAAAGTCGGCAGAATATTGGGCGAAACCGAAACAAACAAGATTCTGTCGCTTTACGGAGCCATCGCAGACGCAGACCTAGCTAGCGGAGCACCAGTAGCAGGTGGTGGAGCTGCCTTAAGCTGGGCTGGGCTTCTTAAGCTGCACAATGCTGTTCGTGGTGAGAACTGGCGTCCTAGTGTACTCGTAGTGCACGAAACCCAGTTGCATCAGTTGCTGAACGACGACAAGTTCATTCACGCCCAATACTTGCCTTCGGGACAAACAGACATCGAACGTGGAATCGTCACAAGCGTTCTAGGAATGAGAGTTCAAGCAAGCACACTTGTGCCAAACGGAACGGCTTACGCTATTGACACTCGAGTGGCAGCAGCTATGCTTCTGCGCAGAGACGTGACTGTCGAAGATTGGGAAGATCCTAAGAGTGGCAAGTTTGGAGTCAGAGCCACCACAAGGTTCGGCATGGGAGTTCTGCGAAGCAAAGCAGTAGCGAAGATGACTAACATAAGCACAAGTCTGTAAGCCTGAGCATGGTTTTGAGAAGTGGCTAACCAAACAAGCTTTCAAGGCAAATGCTCACGATGCGGTCGAATCTACCATAGTCGATACAGAACCGACGTCATAGTCTGTGATTGCTGGCGAAAATGTCCCTTATGCGGAGCTGAAATGCAACCCTTCACACCTGACCCAACAGCTAACACTTACGGCAAAGATGGCAAGCGCGAATTGACCATTCTAATGGTTTGCAAAAACATTGCGGAGCACCTCTCGAATTCAGTGTTTTATAGCACTCAAAAACCAATTGAGGTTGTTTGTAATTGAGGCGTTTAGATGAAAGGTTGAATCTTGCAAAAACTGTGTTGCACGAGCTTAGTAGACAACATCTATCTAGGACAGAACTTGAAAAAAGGACTGTTAAGAAGTTTGGCACTCATGCCACTTTTGAGGGAATATTCCATTATTTGGTGCAGAATGAGTACATACAGAAAAGCGATCAAAAACATCGCGCTCCATACGTGATTACGGATAGAGGGCTTAAACTTCTTGAGGGCTTAAAATGAGCAACATTTTGAAGCGTTTCGTAGAGGCTTTTTCGCACAAAGCCAAAACTGGACATGCCTCACCCCGGTCAGCGGTAATCTATGAAACCCCCAGTGTTCAACTCGCCGACGTAATGAAGCTTTACGAGAGAGATCCCACATGCAAAGCGAGCGTTGATTTGCTGGCAGCTTCAGCAGTCGGAATCGGCTTCTATACAACAGTCAATGAAAAATATGCAAAGGCTACAGAGGCAAAGAAGGCAGTAGACCAGTTTAATGAAGAGGTCAATTTGGATGCTTTACTCTGCGACATGGCCCGTGTCTTGATTGCATGTGGAAACGATTTCTGGCTCAAAATAACGCCTGAAGAACTAACTGAATTGCATAGGCTTCCAATAGACTCCGTGGAAAAAATTGAACTAAGCTTCATTCAAGACGGTCACTTAAAGCTTCCATACAAAACAGAAGGCTACAAGCTGAGACAAGCATATGGAAGTGAAAGCCTTAAAGCAGAATCAGTAATTCATTGGCGAATCAATTCTTTGGGATTGTCTGGATTTGGGACAGGCGTTTTGCAAGTACTCTTACATTCGCTAACTTTTCAATCTGAGCGTAGACCAGCCTATGCTTGTATGAAAGCCAAGATAGAAAGGATTATGCCGAAAATTTTTGAGAAATATGCTGGACCAGACGTTTTGGCTTTTCTCGAAAAGGCAGATCAGACAACAATCACCAAATTTGAAAACGCGATTAAAAGCCGCAGTGAAGAAGGTGCTTGGCTTTTCTATAACAAGCCTTGCGAAGTAAAGCCAGTCGCTCTGGATCCACGAGCTCGTTTTGAGTATTATGTGGAACACATAGTCAATCAGTTTTATCTTGGTTGCGAAACTCCCCTGCCAAGGTTATTCAGCACTCCAGGCTTCACCGAAGCTTCAGCCAAAGCAGCCTTAGACTTACAAACTATGATGGTTAAACCTATTCAGCGGTACATTAAACGGCAGGTAGAAAGGGATATTTTCGACATCATTTTAGCCCAAGCTGGCTTCGATCCTGTTGATGCTCAAGTTCGTCTAAATTGGGGGTCAGAAGAAGTGCCCGAAATTGTTTTAGTCGATATGTTGAAGGCTGCAGAATTGGGGTTGATTCGTCAAGAAGAATTCCGCAAGAACGTCATGAAGTTTGGATGGCAACTTTGGGAGAAACCACAACCCGAAACCTCTATGGAAAGTGCAAGAAAATGATCTTCTCTTTTGGATTCTCCTTTCTCCTCTCATCAAGCCATTTGAACTTTTCAAGAGGCGGGAAAATATCACAAAAAGCCTAGTAGGAGGTGAAAAAGGAAGATGAACTTGTTGAACATTGGTTTGGGAATTTGCGCAGCTTTAATTTATGCTTTCTTGGGGTATGCAGCACAAGACAAGGCTTTCAGTTGGAAGAAATTTCTACGCACAGTAGCCATCGGTGCTTTTTCGGCGCTTGGTCTGGACATGGCTGGCATGACCTTCGATGTTTACACAGCTTTAGTCGGTCCGACAGCGATAACAGTTTGGCTTACGAAGCTGGTAGACACTGCAAAACCAGAATCTATTCCGAAATAGAAGCTTACAAATTAGTCAACGTAGCAGAATTTGCGAGGTTTATTGATGAATAAACAAGTCTTGAAACAACTTAAGGCATTGCAGTCGGGCGGTCTCATTCGCGTAGATTGGACAGATGCATCTATTGGCAAAAGCCTTAGCGGAGGCTTGGGCAACATAGATGTTCCAGTGACGAGTTTTGGCATCTTCATAGGAATACTCGGCGAAAAGAACAAGCACATCATATTGGGTCAGAACCACTTTCGCTATGCAGATGGACTCTACGACATCGACTACACAGCCGTCCCGTTGTCATGGGCTGTAAGCATAAAGGTCATCGAAAATCAGCATATGAATTCAGAAGAGTGCAAGCAGCTTTTGAACAGTTTTTTGATGGGTGGAAGACGCGTTTTTCCAAACAGGTGCAGACAGCAGAAGGTGAGAAATCACGACAGACTGGATTAGAAAAGCACTGACCAAAACAATACAGCGTAAGGGTTCGCGGGGAAAAGAGCAGATAATCGCTGTTCAACCAAACGAGAGGCTTGTCTACGGCGTCAAGTTTGCTATTGGAATGACTGTTTGTCTTTCAGCCTTGGAAATCGCTCACATGGCTTTTCTAGGTGCATGGAATAGCGAAGTATTTGCAGCCATAACGGGGTTGATTGGAACCATATCTGGCATTCTGATCTCGCAGAAAACCTAGAGGGGGGTAAGCTTCGAGTGTATAGTCATAGGCTTAGAGGCAAGGTAAGACGTGCTCAAAAGGAAGTTGAGACCGGAACACAAAGGCTTAGGCAGAAGCTGATAACACAGCTTGAATCAATGTTTGATCTGGCTGAGCAGTCTGCAAGAAACGCCAAAACACCTAAACAACGCGAAGGATTCATGCGCATTGCAGGCTACATCGCTCAAGTTCTGAACAGTCTTTCACGGTCTTTTGATGAGGCTCTGATTAACGAGGAACTAGACCGTTTGGAGAAGATGATTGATGAGACAATCGCAAAAGACAAAGATAAAGGAACTGCAGCAACGGTTCAAGGACCATCTGGAAGCTAAGGCAAAGCGGATTCCAGAAGACTTTATCGAATTCACAGAGCACATGCTAGGCTTAAGGTTAACAGCTTACCAGAAAGAAGCGGCACAGCTTTTGAGCAAGAATGATTCTGTTGCTTTGAGATGGAGTCGACAGTCAGGAAAAACGCATCTGATCTCTGCTTGGCTACTACATTACGCTCTGTTACATGATGGTTATCAAATTGCCATTGTGGGTCCTAGCTGGCGCCAAACAAAAATCCCGATAACCAAAATCAACGGATTCTTGACTAGAATTCCGAGAGGCTACTACCACAAGCTGCAGCAGACAATCATTAGGCTGAAGAACCAAGCAGTTATCCAAGCCTTGCCATGCAATCCAGAAACAGTCAGAGGCTTCACGCTTAACTGCGTGTACATGGATGAAGCCAATTGGATTAACCATGACGAGGAACTCTATGATTCCATACTGTTTACCCTTGCAACCACTGGCGGCAAGTTTATCTGCAGCAGCACACCAGGCAGCACCGACAGCCTATTCTGGAAAATCTTCAACAGACCACAATTCGCACGGTTCGCAAAAAGCCACGTCACATGGGAACAAGCCCTAGAACCTAACGGACCTATGAAGCGAAAGTGGCTTGAAGACCGCAAACAAGAGTATGAAGGCGACCCTTGGCGATGGAAACGGGAGCTTGAGGCAGAATGGGCTGAAGACGAAAGCGTCTGGATACCCTTAAGTCTGATAACAAAATGCATCGACAGCGAACTGGAGCTTTGGAATTTTGAAAGCCTCCACAGAGGCAAATTATATGGCGGACTAGACCTTGGAAAACATCAAGACTATTCTGCCTTCGTCGTAATCGAAGACGTCGACGGCAAATATCTTCTAAGGCATGTGAAGGTGTTTCCGCTCGAAACCAAATACGCCACAGTCATAGGTTACGTTAAAACCTTAACGGATAGATGGCAGACGTTTGAGAAAATCCGTGTTGACACTACAGGAGTAGGCGAATACATCACTGAGGACATGGCAAATGGCGGAATCGAAAACGTGGAAGCCGTAACCTTTACTAGCAGTAGGAAACAAGAGTTGGCAAGCATTTTGAAGCAACGGATGCTGGATGCCGCTTACCACTTCCCTTTTGTCAACATACAGGTTTCACCGAATAAGAGCCTCAGCTATGTAAACGAGC